TTTGTTAAAGGTTTACTTAATTTAGCAACCGCTAATAGCTCATTATTATCGTTATACATACCTACTGTTGTAACGTATGTTTGTGGGTTGTTAATTAAGGTTGTGTATAATAAATTACCATTCTCATCTATAATAGATGGGTTTGTTGTATAGTTAAAGTCACTATTTTTTACTCTTGTAAAGAAATATCTTGAAGATACTGTTTCAGAAGATTGTAAAGTAATACTACCTGATACTATAGAATTATATAATTTTAAGTGGTTATTTTGTGCTGATGATGTTGCTGCCGTTAAAGGAGCAAAGTAGCTTAATAAGTTTACTGTTGATGATGAAGAAGCATTTAAAATAACTAGATCAAGATCAGGAAACATCATTCCATAATAAGAAGATGTTGTAGCACTGCTATGAGGAGTATTGTTACTACCACTAATTAAATAAAATACTTTATTTTCACCAATGAAACGAGTTAAGTTTGTAGTACTGCTATCGTCAATTAAGCTAATTTTACCGTTTGAACCACTACCTAAAGTTAAACCAAATGAACCAGGTAATAAAGATTCTTTATAACGACCACGAGCAACATTAATTATAAATATATCATTTGCTGTTGTTGTACCATCAAAGCTAAAGTTTGTTGTTTCAGTTCCGTAAACTAAGTTTCTATACTCACCATATATTACGCGTGATGGCGTATAACCAGGAACACTTGCATTGATAAGTGCTGAACCCGATCCTTTTAAGTTACCATATTGGATTGAGAATTGTACTGCTGAACCTGAAGATGCAGGATCACCATTAAATACGTTTAAATAGTATTCTGTATAGCTAGAAGTATTAACGCTACTTCCGTTTAAAACATTACTGTCTCCGCTAAACAAACCACGTACTACGGTTTCTGAGCTTATTACTGAATCTTCGGTGTTATATCTTGAAAATGACATATGCTAAATTAGATTGTTGATACTTTTTGGATGTTAAGAGGAACAGTAATTCTAGCACCACTATCTCTACCAATCACTGTGATTGTAGTTACTAATGATGTTAAATTAGAACCAAATAATGTATTGATTGTTGTACCTGTGATTGTAAATGAAGTACCAATTTGTGTTACTGATAATACAGTTCCTGTTGTTGTGTTTAATCCTGCTGGAGGAGTTGTAGTTGTAATACCAGTTCCACTGAATGAAGATACTAAACGAGAATCTGCAATTGTAGTTGTGTAGCCATTTGCTTCAAATGTACTTGTAGAACCTAAGTAATTTAAGGTTTGTGGAGTAATTGTTAATGAAGCACCTTGACGTAATATAATTGTATTATATCCAAGATTAATAACTGGTAATTTAGATGTACCACGAGGTAAAGTTACTAATTTGTAACGCATTATTTGTGATTCGTTAGGGAAAGCTTCTAACACAGGGGTGTTTTCAATTGCTTTACCATAGAATGCAGATCCTGATGGATGTGTTGGATTATACAAAGTATAATCAATTTCATCATCAGCTAATGCGAATTGAGTAATTTGAAATGAACCATCGTTGCGAGCCAATAATTCGCGGCCCTTCGTGGTTAATATTGCATCTACTGTTACTGTCGTAGGATTTAAAATTGCCATAGTTCTTTATGTTGTATATACTAATAAATATAATAAAATTCTAGATGTTATCCAAATAAACCGTTAAGGTCCAAAGGTTCCACCATTAACATCATTAATGATTGGTTGATCGTTTAATAATTTTTGTTTCACTTCTTTAGTGATTGTATCAATGTTTGCTAATACAGCACTACTAATAGTTTCAGGTATTAAGAAACCATATGATGTTTTACCATCACGTTTTGTAAAGTTTAATATTACGTTAGTTTCGTCTGGGCGTCTTGATAATAGTAAAAATTTACTATAAGAGGAATTTGGTAATTGAATTTTTGCAGCTGTAGATAAAGGTGTATTTAGGTTTAATGTTAATTTTCCAGTAGTATTACTTAATGAAACTGTTGTAATTATATACTCCAAAATGCTATTATCTGTTAAATGAACAACAAGAATATCGTTTGGTTTTGGATCAAATGTATAATCTACATCTCCATAAGTATCATATAAGGCGTTTATTGAACCGGATAGTGGGTTAGGTACAAATAAATAATTGTTATTATAGAAACTAGATACAGCATTACTAAAAGTTATAGATGCCGTATCAGCACTTGCTATATATCCTGTAGGGGAACAACTAACAACCGAATATCCTGTACTTAATGCTAATGAACCTATAGATAATAAACCATTATTTAAACTAGCAATGTATGGAGCTGTAATATTTACTAATTTTAAACGGAAATGTATTTTATCATTTAATATAGCAGAATGATAACTAGTGTTATTATACCCTCTATCAATAGTAAAAGTTAATACTTGATCTAAAGTACCAGGTTCACTGTATGTTCCACAAGTACCAGCGGGGATGATGGTTCCGGTTCCTTCTAAAATAGTAGGTTCATACCTTGCACAAACAGTTACGCTACCTCCTAAAGGCAATTTTATTCTACCTGTTAGAGTTCCAGTAGTACATCTTACATATTGATAGAATAAGTTATCATCACCATCATTTGTGATAGTCCAATTATAACAATCTACAGATACATCACCAAAATAAGTTGCTACAGTATTACTGTCTATTAAAGTAGATCCACTATACATCTCTAAACTCCAAGTAGCACTTTGACTAGAAGCCATAGTAATATTCATCGACATGTTAGCATATACTCTATATTGTCCTGTTTCTTGAACAGAATATGTACACGGAGAATTAAAGTTACCTGGGGTAAAGTAGGTATATGTTTCTGTAGGAACATTAAATATATTATTAATAGCACCACCAATACCTCCACTAACAGGAAATCCTAAAGGTGAGCTACCACTTACAAAGTAAGATGAACTTAAGTTTTGAGCTGTAGCTAAATATGCTGATGCATTTCCTTGGTTTTGGAATGATATATTAGTACCACTACAAGAAGGAAAATATAAAATAGGAGAATAGCTATATCCACTGTTGAATATTATTTTTTCACCCTCAGTAGTTTTTTGGTTACTGTATAATTGACTATTAAATTGTGATATACTACCAGTTTCGCCTGCTATAAATGTATTTTGAATTTCTTCCCAATGTTTATTACGAAGGTTAAGTTCAGTTAATTCACCTGCGCTGTTTACTAAATATTTTAATACAGCGTTATTGCGTTTTGGTAAGAATCTATTAGCAACAACTTCAGAAAATATACCTAATTTAGATACATTATGATCAATAACTGCTGTTTTACCAAACGAAATATCACCTTCATAATCAGATGAAGCGCTAGTATATGTATTATATTTTAAACTAGATAATTTTATACCTTCATATCTTGATAACTGATGTGTTCTTAAAGACTCATATGAATCTTGTAGTTCAGCTGGTGATAATATACTTTGAGTCGTACCAGGAATAAATTGTATATCTTGTCTAATGCGAGATAATAAGCTTTGAGAAACATTATTTAGTAATACATTAAAATCTGAATGTAAAAATTTATAATAATTAGCACTTTCAGTTACACTATGTTGAGCATTCCAAGAAGCAGTATCAAATAAATAAGGATTTACACTTGAACTTTCAAAATAAGAATATACGTTTATATAACTTCCCGTTAAAGTACCATCATAATAAGCTACTTTATTATTGTAGTTAATATCTTGATACAAATCAGTATATTCTGTTTGAATGGAAGGACCATTGATAGTACCATCCTCTACCTCAATTTCAGAGGTAGAAGATGGATTTGCAAAAACCCATTTATTTCTCTCTAAAATAGGAGAGCTAATAGTAATACCTGTTGATAAGCTTGTTCTTGCAGGAACATAATCTTTCAGCATTTTAAATAATGAATTATCAAAAAACTGAATTAGACGAATAAAGCTATTATAGTCAGTAGCACCAATTGATCCACTAGCTGAAGAGCCGGAATAGGGTACTATAGATGCTGTTAAAGGTGATAAGTATTTAGTACGTTCAACTTCTAATGTTGGATATGAACTATTATATTGGTATCTAGGATCACCAATAAAATCATCCATGCTCCAAGTAGGATTAGTAGCTGTGATAGAAGCAGAAGTAAATATATCAATTTTATCTTGTGGTGAAAATGATATATCTAAATAATGTAAATCATTAGTTCTAAATGATATAGATGAAGTTGAATTTTGTTGTAAGCTAATATGTGGATATAAAACGCTACCTGTTATGTTATTAGATACAATTCTAATTTTATCATTATTAAATTCATCTAATGTTTTTGATCTAATATCACCACCATATTCTTTAACTTGTAGTGTACTACCAGTAATACCAAATGTAGATACTAATGTTTGTAAACCATAAGTAGTACCTTTAGTTTTTAATAGTAAAGGTAAGTTATGGTAAATTCTTTTATAAGATTCAGCAAGTAAATCTTTACGTGGGATAGCATTTAAATAAGAACCAGTTGAGGTAAAGTTATTATCCCATATAGTACTTCCACTGACTCCAATTAAAAAATCTATATTGTCTGAGTCTCCGTATTGGTTATATAGTTTGATTCCTAGTGATTCTAATACATAATATACTAAATCTTTAGAGACGCCTTTTTCTAGGTTGTTATTTGCTAAATTAATATCAGTTACGGCTTGTAAAAAGATCCAAATATTATCAAAATAATGACCAACCATTTCTACAAATGTTATATATGGTTCATTATTATCGTCTTCCCTAATAAAACTAGGAATAATTTCTATTAATTGGTTTGAATTATTATTATTATAATTATCAGCACTTACTGTTGAAAAATTATACCAAGAAGTTACTGTAGAAGAAGAAGTATTAAATAGTGAATATGGTTTTGTTGAGTTTGTTTTTGGAAATGGAGTAATACCATATTCTATAGAAGAAGTAATAGCAGAACTACTTTCAAAATACATATAATATTCAAATCCATCAAACTGAGATATAATATTGTTTATACTAGAAGTTAATGAGTTTAATTCTAAAATTAAGTCAGGTCGGCTAGAAGTTAAAGCGGTAAATGCTACTATGTTATTTTTATCTTCTTCTATTTGTTTTACCTTATTGTAAAAATTATCAAATCTTGTTCTAGCAGAACCAAAAAAACTAAAATTAGAAAAATTACTATAGTCTGTATTAATATCAATACTCTGTGATTGGATTAAATTTAATAACTGCTGGTATGATGAAGAAACAGAAATGTTTTGAAAATTATTAATTAAACTACTATATGTTTGATATGATGTAGCTATGTTATTTTGGTCTGGGATTTTAATATTAAAATTAGGTCCTCTTAGTATAGGAAGAGGAGCAGGGATAATTAACTTATCTAAATTAATGTTAAAAATATAACTATCTATTTTTTCATCAACAACCCATAAACTTGATTTTTCAGCAATACTGTCTGGTAATGGTTGGTATAGTTTAAATAATATTTCATATCCACTTTCAACCTTATTTAAAGCTACGTTAACAGCTAATACTTGTTCGTTGTTACCAAAGTTAATAAGATAATCAACAAAATAAGCAGATCCACTTATTTCGTTTATGAGTGCTAAAGTAGCAGTTTCAATTTCACTATTAGTTAAAACAGTAGAGCCAACTCTAATTTCAGTTCTATCTGCTGATATTTCTTTTAGAAATAAATCAGCATTTGAATTAGAAATTTTATTAGTAAAGAAATTGTAATAAACAACAAATTCTCCTGTATTATATCCTAAGTTTTGTAAATCTTTAATAGGATCAATCTCAATAATAGGTAATGAACCATTGACAGGGTCAATATATGATGTAGAAGGGGATTTAAAGTCTTTATAATTATAAAAACTATTTAAAAAATTATTTCCAGCGTCATAAACAAAATATTCAATATAATCATTAGGTTGTCCAAAACTTGATTTTACTTGTTGGGATACAAGCAGTTGTATATCTTCATTATTATAACGAGATACTTCTTGAGTATTTAAAATTTCCCCTACTATTTTAATATTATCTGCCATTATCTTTTAGTCAAATCGTTTATTGTTTGTTGTGTTTCAAGTACCTGTTGTCTTAAAGATGTAATTTCATCTAATAGTGCTTGAATATCATCCGGACTAATACTAATACCTAAATAATCAGCTTCACGTTGCAAAATATATTGATGAGAATTTATATCTCCCTCTTTTGGAATTTGATAAAATAATTCATCATATAGTTGGAAAAAATCATCAACTGTATATGATGGAGTTTCCTCTATAACCTCTTGATTTAATAATTGATGAAACTGAGTATCAATTACTCTACCATAGGTATCTTTATTAAATACAGTTTTTTGTACTGATATTTGAGACATTATCTTATAACTTTAAAAATATAATCTTTATCAAACACTACTACTTCTTTATTTGGGAAAATAGATTTAATTAGAATTTTGTAATAACGTTCAGGTTCCAATCCATCCATGTATACATCAAAGTAGTTACTAGTATTATCACAGCTAATTCTAGTGTATGTTGTATCGTAATCTACGACAATTTCTTCAGTATCCAAATCTTTTATTGACCAATATGAAGAAGTAGGTAAACACTTTTGATTAGCAAAACTTAACGTAGTTCTAAATGTTGTTGGTGGATATAAATCTCTAACAGCAACTCTAAAACGTTGGATTGAGTCTTGTTGGTATTCTGCTTTATTATTATTTAAAGTAGGTACTATATAACTAGACGTAGCTACAGATAATGAACTTGAAAATGCATAATCATTCCATCTTATTTCCAAACATGGAGGATAAATAGTATGAGTTGTAGCTGCAAAATATTTTGTTTCAAACTTAGAAGAAGTGGTAAATTCTACAGATGAAGAATGTTTTAATATAAATCCATAGTTAGGAATAGAACCACTGTACCAAGCTTTTACTGTGTTAGTTACTTTAGTTTCAATATCTTTTGTAGATATAAATGAAAATGACTGTGTTGATTGGTAAGCGGAACTTGTCCACCATGTACCACCACCAACATTAGTACTATATGAACCGGTAGTACCAGATATAAAGCTACCTTGTATCCAAAAATTACTTCCTGATTCATTTGTGTATTCCCAACTTACACCATCTGTTGTAGCTGGAGAATTGCCTAATCGACCTGTGCCTTGATTCCAATTAGCTGATAGTGGATGAACTAATAAAGTATAGTCTAAAGGTATTTCAGAGGCGTTAGCTAATGAGGCCTTTAGATAGACATCAAAAGCACTGCTTGAAATCCTATTAGCGATTATATCGCTGATTTGAGCAGAAGGGAATTTAATTAATGCTCGTGATACCTCATTGGTACCATCGATAGATTCAAAGGTGCTAATTTCTAATATTTCATCTATACCTGTATTTAAAACAGGATAAAATGAATATAGAGTAGCACTCTTTTCGGGGAATATTTTATAAACGGCCATAATTAGTAATTACTACATATAAATATAGCAAGTACCAAACTATTTTATGCAAGCAATGCGTGGTATTCTTTAAAATGTTTGATGCGATCAGCTAAACCAATTGTACCACCGTTAACACGTTTAGTAATTTGTGTAACAACTGCATCAGTTGCACCACCATCTGCTAATTTATGTAAACCGTTTTTACTAAAAAACCATGCAGCTGATAATAGAGCATATTTTCCTGCTACTGATGTTGGATCTACTGTTAAATCTTCGTTGATTGATTTACCAAACGCAGTGTAATTATCTTTACCAGTTAATTGGATATAACCACGACCACAAAATTTAGCACCATCACCAGACGCTTCAGGGCCGTTACCCATTCTGTTACCATAAACTTTGTTAGCAATTTTTTCTGGTTTACGAGCATATTGATTAGCTAATGCTTCATTTGGGAAATATTTTTTGAATATACCCATTAATCCTTTAGCACTATAATTTAAATTTTCTTTTGTTAAACGGAAACCGCCTGATTCATGACCACATTGAGCTAAGAAATGAGCTAAACGTAATGGAGTGTTAATTTGGAATTTTTCCATTACAGCTGGTATTTGGGTTATTACTGTGTCTGGAATGTGTCCTTTTAATTTGTCTAAATTCATATTTTTAATTTTTAACTTACTACTACTCTACCTTGTATATCTGTGTTAGGGAATCTAACTTCAAATATAGCAGGGTCTAACGAAGGATAAATATTGTTGTTTTTAGTTGCACCTGCAATATCATATCCATATTGAGAATAATCTCCTCCCTGTTTATTTGTAACTTCTAATTTAACTACAGATTGTACTCCTCTAACTTGTAATAATTTATTTTGAATATCCGATAAAGAAAGTGGTTGGTTTATCTGCCAATTATCTATACTAAAATAGTCTTTTAAAGAAGAAATACAAGCTGTTAAAATATCTTTATTTGAATAACCACTTAGAACAGTAATATCAAAATTAATTCCTATATTAATGTAATATGCATCTCTAATATTAATGGCATCAGTAGCCATTCTATATTGATTAAGATAAGTTACTAAATTATTTTTTAATGTTGTTGATGCTGTTATTAATTGTTTATTGCTATTATAAGATAAAATATATAAATCTAAAGCTAAAGGATTATTTTGTTGTAATGTAGTTACTGTTTCTTGGGGATTAGAATATAAATCTTGTGAAATATAAGCTTTAGACACAGCACCATAATCAGCAGGCATTGATAATGCTCTTACTATATAATCATCTTTAGTTACAGCTCTTAATTGAGTTGAATAAGAATATAAAGCATTTTGTCTAATTTCTTCAACAGTATCTCCATCTCTACCACCAACTGCGGGAAAAGGATTATTAGAAGCAATACTTGATTTTACAAAATTTGCTGTAATTCCTGTTATTCCACTTGGGAAAGTTACATTGGATGTATCTATGATTGTTAAGTCATCAACAACAACATTTGAATTTATACCACCACCAACTAGATATTTTACTGTTAATGAACCTGAAGGTATTAATCCGTATTCTTGAGTATAGAATACAGAAGCTTCATTATAATTATTGTTTATTAAAGAAATACCAGGTACTGAACCATATATTATATTTTCAGCTGTTGGGATGATTTTGCTATCTTTATTTGAAGTTAAACCTGCTCCAAATTCTAATTGTAATGTATTATCAGATAAAATTCTAGAAACAAAACGTTTAGGCACTCTTTGTAACTGTAATAAATAAGGAACTTGATCTGTACTATAAGTTGGATTAGCTATCTTTTTAAATATAGAAGATTGAGCTAAATAAGGAACTTCATACCAAATATCATTAATACCTCCACTTCCAGTTACGTTTAATATTTGTAAAATATTAGTATCAACAATATTAGCAGTTACAAATTTTTGATTTATACCAACATTAATTGTTGTTTCTTTTACTTCAGTTGAAATAGCAGGAACTGATTTTTTTATTAGGTAATATTCATTACTAGCATATGTAATTTCAGCACTACCTGTATTGGTAAAATCAATTTGTTCTGTAGTTAAAAATTTAATTCCTGTAGAAGTTGAAGTTAAGACTGTATTAGCTGGTATTATTAAACCATATTGGGTATAATCTGGAGATGGATTTGGTGTACCGGATGAAGTAGGTAATAATTGGTATATATCAACTGTAGTATTTGCTGCATATGATGCTTTAGGGCGATAACCCATTACATATGCTTGAGCATATAAGTTTTCTTTTTCCTTAGCATATAATAAGAAGTTTTCTTGTGTTTGAGTATCTAAATAAAACGACATTGCATCACCTACATACGCTGCCATTTCAATAAACATATTGCCTGGAGTGGCTTCTGAAAAATCATTATATGTGTTGGGGAAATATGTTTTAGCGTATTGTTGTAATGCTGATTTAAAATCTCCAAAGTCTTTATTTAAATACGATATGTTTTTATCTTCTGCCATTATATTAATTAAATTGTACTGTTACTTGATCAGCATTGTTTGATATATTTAGTATATAACTTATAGTTACATCTATTAAATTGTTATCCCTATTAGAAACTACATCAATACTTGATACTGTTATTTCAGGTATATAAAGTGATATACTATTATTAATACTAATTTTTAAATCACTAATATTATTTTCATTTATACCTTCAAATAAAAAATTTTTTAATTCACACCCAAAATTTGGATTCATTATCCTTTCACCCACACTAGTTAATAATAGATTAATTAAATTGGATTTAATTTGATCTTTAGTAGTATAAGTACTATTAAATACACCAGGACCATTAAAAGGTAGTGATACCCCAATAGCAATATTCTTTTGTAAATCTAATGGATTTACACGTATCGTTTGAGGTATCGGCATATTAATCTAATTGTCTTAATCCTTGTCTATCCATTGGAGTCATATTAGCAGCAGCATCAGCAATAAAAGCAGCAAATGGATTTACTTTCTCACCAGTAGCTTCATCAACGGCATCAATAACTTTTAACTGTTGTTGTGGTTGTTGGAAACCAAAGGCTTCACCCATTTTACTACGTAATGATGCTCTAACGTCTGGGTTACCAGGCATTACATCAGTGCTAGTATAACTCATTGCTTTACCTTCACGCAATGCTTTTTTCTCTTGTTTAGCCATGTGCTCTTCAAGAATGTATGGTAACTCTTCATGAATAGCATCAACTACGGCTTCTTTAATTAATTTTTTAAATACTTTGATGTTCATAATTATAAATATTTTATCCTTGTAAATTTCGTTGATCGATAACTAATTTTAATTGTTCAATAAGATCATTAGGATCTAAAGTAAATGAAAAATCACTTTTTAATATTTCGGTGCCATCACGATTAACGGCAACGGCATATCGGCGTTTATTACCTTTAACAACTTGGGCTTGTTGTGCACCTAATGTTTGTTCTTCTTTAATTTTAAATTTAAATCCCTTGTATGGTTCAAAATCATCATTTCGTTTATCACCGCTAAATGTATTAATTAAATTAGTAAATTGTGTTTGGTCTAGATTAATTGATGATTGGATATTTAGTAATGCTGTTATTTCTTTTAATCTTTCAATTAAGTCGTTTAACTTTGATATTTCATTTTCTAATATAGTAACAGCAATAACCGTTATTACATTTAGTGAAACGATTAATTTAGATGCTTTTTCTAATGATTTAACTATTCTCATAATTAAACTTACCGGAATACCAATACCAGGTGGAACTGCTGTTGGAATAGGAATAGCAGAAAGAATAGCTACTATTGCTGTGAATATAGAAATATATAAATTTAATTGGATTAATATTTTCTGTATATCAGATAATTTTTTAATACTATTATTAATTGTTGTAATAGCATTATTTCTTAAATTAGTAGCAATTGTGATTGTTTCTGGGGTATTAGCTTGTTCAATATAAATATTTACTTGGTCAACTAATTTTTCTAATTGTGCTCTTTGAGATAAAACAGCAGCAAATTTATTAGCTAATCCAAGAGCAATAACAGGAGCTAAAGTTTTAGCAGCATTTTTAAGAACTTTTTTA